TCCACGTCGTCCCCAGCCGCCTGGGCAGTGATGGACACTTTTAAGGAAGTCCTCCTGCACCCGCGTGCACTCGATGGGGAACGAATGACGGTTGAGTCTTGGATCGCAAGTATGCCGGCTCGTCGCAGACGCGCACTTGAGCGAGCATACGCCGAGTACCTCAACGATGGCGGGTTGAGTGACAAGGATTTGACTTTTTCCGCATTTGTTAAGCAGGAGCTCCTCGCGAGCTATGAGAAGTTCAACTGGTGTGAAGCAAAGCCACTTCGAGAGTCGATCGCTCGCATGATCATGGCGCCCAAAGACAAAGCGCATATTGTCGCCGGCCCGATCATAAAGCCCAAGTTGGAGCGCTTGAAAAAGCACTGGGGATCTGACAATTGGCTGTTCTACGGTGCCACCACACCGGAGAACCTGCAGGGTTGGTTGGATTCCAGTATCCGGGGCTGTGAGGATGGAGAAGTTTTCGCCTTTTGGTGTGACTACTCCATGTTTGATTGCACACACTCCGCGGAGAGTATGCGTCTTGTCGAGGGCTATTACTCCGAGATGCTAACGGACCCTGAGTTTGCGCGACTGATTACAGCCTGGAGAGCCCCAAGAGGCAGAATGGGTGAGATGAAGTACAAGGCAGCCATCATGCTAGCTTCGGGCCGCGATGACACTAGCCTTATGAACGCCCTGTTGAACGGGCTAGTAATGGGATTGAGTGTGGCAGCGGCCGTTGCGGGCGTTGAGTTGGAGGATCTCCGAATGGAGCACTTGCGTTACGCCATGGCGTATATTCGCATTAGCATCACAGGGGACGACACTCTTGGCTTCCTTCCGAAGCATCTCTGGCCAGACCGCGCCCGGATAATGCGCGAATTGGAGCGCAACGTCAAGCGATTCGGTCTGGTAACCAAGATGGACTGCACCAATTATATTGGCAGCGCGGTCTACTTGGGAATGCGCCCCTACAACGTCCCCACCCCATTGGGACGGCGTTGGTTGTGGGGGCGAACTGTCGGACGGGCAGCGTTCAAGCTAGGCTGGATGCTGGACCTGACCAAAGGTGATGCCGCTGCGTGGGCTACAGGAGTCGCTGATTCCATCGTCCGCACACAGCCGTACGTGCCAATTTTATCCGATATGGCCAGGCAAGTCCTCCTGCTGCGTCAGGGGTGCACGCGCACTCCGCAGCCGGTAGACGAGAACAAGCCCTGGACCAATTGGACGGTTCAGGCGGGGACAAAGGATTTGACTTACGATCGGCACACACTATTGTGTCTTGAGCGTTCATATTCCACTCCCACGCTTTATGGGGGTGATGCCCCCATGTGCTCACCGACTGCGGATGATTTCCTCCGCACGGTGCAGGCGATCCAGGCGGTACCCTGCCTGCCGTATGTGGTTGACGACATGGCGCTTCGCTTCATGTGCGTCACCGATGAGTGTTAATCCCTCCATACCAGGTGTGTGGCGCCGCCTGCGCCTTACACGCTTTCTGATGTGTTGTTTTCTAACACCAGTCTAACAATGTCGCATACCGGATTAAAGTCCCTCGATGAGATTGCGCAGACTATTTGTCTGCCCAATGAGCGAGCGCCTGTTCGTTTGCCGACGTACCCCTCGATTGACAAAACTGCTACATTCCGTTACCGATACCAAAACACGCAGAGTCTCAGAGACGAAGCCGATCCGTCCGATCAGAATGTGCTAGGACGGAAACGCTTCCTCGTAACACGAGATCCGGCGGCACCACTGTTGCTTGATACCGTTCACACCTTACAGAAGACGGTTAACGGCGACCCATCGGTATACACCGGCTCAGTCTTGGCAAGGGCAGAGCCAGTGGACATCTACACCGATAATGAGCTGACAACAGCCTCCGTCACTTTTTCCAAGATGTACCCTTGGGAGTTTTACAACCGCCTTCCCAGCGGTGAGTACGATTCCAAACAATGGTTCGTCGTCCCCAAGACCCTTGATGCTTACGGCAAAGCACATGGATTCCTTGGGGAGTTAGGAATGGTACTTTATCGGACTAGTGTTGCGGTACCGCGCACCAATCCAATCCTTACATACAGAAATGGTGACCCAGTGGCCCAGATCCCAACGGGAACAGTTGTGTTGGACTACACCCTCACAATTGAAACCGTCGATTCCAATGGAGTCACTAGTTCCATGATTCTCGATATGGATTATACCAAGAACCGCGAGCTCGGACCTTACACTGCTTTCTTTAGTATTGATCCTAACACGGCGTTGGTCAGGATTAAATCCCTGTCCTACATTGGTCCGATCAAAGTGAAGCAGAGTAATGGAACCCTAACCGCTCTTCCGGCCGAAAGCGTATACCCAACTATACTATTGGCCGAGAGAGGAACGCATCCAGCTGGAGCCAAGAAAACTTTTCGTTGTCTTTCTTATCCTGCCACTTCGGTGAATCCAGAGTTTTACAATTCTGTTGCGCCTTTCCGATCCACCCG